TTTAGTCAGCTTGACACACAAATAATTGAAGTTCCAGAATGGGGTTTAGTAGGCGATAAAGCCATTTATTGCAAACCTTTTAATATGCTTGAAAAACAAAAGATTTTCAAAGGTGCTACAAATACAGATTTGATAGTTCTTATTGATGTTATTATTGAAAAAGCATTAACAAAAGATGGTGATAAGATGTTTAATGCTACCCATATTTTAGCATTTAAAACAAAAGCCGATACAAATGTTATTGCAGAAGTTGCTACTAAAATTATGGGTACTGGTAATGAAGATATTGAAGATAATAAAAAAAACTAAAAAATAATGTAGAATTACATAATATATTTGGTTTAGCAGAAAAACTTCATAAGTCAGTTTCCGAAATCTTGCAAATGTCTGTTGAGGAGTTTAATATGTGGTTAGCATACTTTCAAATTCAGCATGAAGAAAATGAAAGACAAGCACGAATAGCAAGGGCAAGATAGTGGCTACAAAAAATGTAAATATAGACATTATAGCGAAGGATAAAACCCGCCAAGCTATGCAAAGTGCGACAACTAATGTCGAGAAAGTCAAAAGTGCAGTATTTAATTTGCGAAATGCACTTATAGGTTTAGGTGCGGGGGTTGCTATCAAATCATTTGTTGATGTTGGTAAGCAAATTGAATCTCTACAAATCAGATTAAAATTTTTATTCAATAGTGCAGAAGAAGGTGCAAAAGCCTTTGATACTATGGCAAAATTTGCATCAAAAGTACCTTTTAGTTTAGAGCAAATACAACAAGGTGCGGGTAACCTTGCTGTAGTTTCTAAAAATGCAGATGAATTACAAAAAATGTTAGAAATAACTGGTAGAGTTGCTACTGTTACAGGTTTGGATTTTAGAACTACCGCAGAGCAAATACAAAGATCATTTTCAGCGGGTGTAGCTAGTGCAGATATATTTAGAGAAAGAGGTGTAAGAGATTTATTAGGATTTAAAGCGGGTGCAACAGTAACAGCAGAAGAAACAGCAGAAGCGTTTGAAAGAGTGTTTGGTGCAAATGGAAGGTTTGCAAATGCAACAAGTGATTTAGCTAATACATTAGAAGGTAGACTTTCAATGATTGGCGATAAATTCTTTAATTTTCAAAAGGTTGTAGCAGAAAGTTTTTTTATAGGTTTAAAACAAGAATTTGGTGCATTGGACAAAGCACTTGAAGATAATGAAGATACAATTCAGAAAGTTGCTATGGCAGTTGGAAAAGGATTGTCAAATGCAGTAATATTTGCGGGTGATGCAGTGCGATTCCTTAGTGATAATTTCCAAACATTGAAAGCTATAGGAATGGGAATTGTAGTTTTTAAAATAACAAAGGCATTTTTAGGTTTAGCAGTTGGTATAGGTAAGGCAAGATTAGCAATGTTAGCTTTCTCTAAATTGTCAAAAACAACAATTATAGGGATTATAGCGGGATTAGGTATTGCACTTGCGGAAGCTACTGATAATTTAGATAAATTTTTTAAACTTTTTGAAAAACCAAAAGGTTTAGAAGATTTTAAAGCAGAAGCAGAAGTTTTGACATTACAGCTTGAAACTATGAAAAACAAAGGCACAAACGCTTTTCAAGGTTTAAATGCAGAAGTTACATCTTTACTTGGACAAATGGATAGTTTTAAAAATACATTAGACCCTACAAGTGAAAAATTTACAATTTTAACTAACATAATGAACTCATTAAGAGATGCGGTTTTTGCAGTTCCTTTAGAAGAAATGACAGTTAAAATATCCCAACAAAAAGAAGAAGTAGGTATGCTATCAAAAGCCTATGATTCATTTACAAATGGATTTATGGAATCAGTTAACAAACAAAAAGATGGTTTTAAACAAATAGAAGATATTGGTAAGGCAAGTTTTGGTAAACTTAAAACTGCATTAACAGATTTTGTAATGACAGGAAAATTAAACTTTGCTGATTTGGGAAGGTTTGTTGTTAGGTCATTAATTGAAATGTTAATTGGTGAAGCAGTACAAATGGCATTTAAACAATCTATGGCATTATTTAAAGCTGATGCAATGAAGAAAATGATGATTAGTTTATTTGAGGGGGCAATGAAAACTTTTGCTTCAATACCATTTCCATTTAATATTGTTGCTGTGGCGGGTGCTTTGGCATTTGGTAATTCATTAATAAATAAAGTTAAAGGATTTGCAGAAGGCGGTAGACCACCAGTAGGACAACCAAGTATTGTTGGAGAAAAAGGTGCAGAATTATTTGTACCAGATCAAGCGGGTACAATAGTTCCAAATGACAAACTTGGAATGGGGAAACAGGTAACAGTAAACTTTAATATTAATACTGTAGATGCTAGAGGATTTAATGAATTACTTGTTAATAGTAGAGGTGTTATTGTTAATATTATAAATCAAGCAGTAAATGAAAAGGGTAAAATGGCAATAGTATGAGCGGAGCAATACCAAATACAAAATTTACTGCTATCAATATTAAAAGTAATCAAAAGACTTTGCTTAGTGAAACAGATAGTGGAAAGACTTTTAGAAGGCAAGTACAGGGGCAAAGATTTAGTTTTACAGTTTCATATCCACCAATGTTAAGAAGTGAATTTGCACCAATAATGGCATTTGTTATGAAACAAAGAAATACAAAAGAAAACTTTACAATAACATTTCCTAGTTATTTAAATGCACAGGGCAACGAAACTGGCACATTGTTAGTTAATGGTGTTCATGCTGTTGCAGATACAACCATAGCAATAGATGGTTTTGCGGGTAATGGTGCGGGTAGGCTAAAAGCGGGTGATTTTATCAAGTTTGCACATAGTAAAGTCTATATGGTGGTAGAAGATGCAACATCATCTAGTAATGCTTCTACAGTTACTATAGAGCCACCATTGAGGGAAGCATTAGCTGATGATAGTTCGGTCACATATGATTCAGTTCCTTTTCAAGTACATCTTACAAGTGATGTTCAAGAGTTTGCAACAGGGCAAGTAGACAAAGATGGAAACTTACTTTTTAATTATGAGTTTGATGTTATAGAGAGTTTATAAATGGCTAGGGGTTTATCAAGTGCAGTAAAAACAGAACTAGCTACAGGAAACATAGACCCAGTTCTATTAATAGAATTTGGATTTGGTACACCAATTTATTTAACAAATGCAAGTTTTGATATTACATCAAGCGTTTCTGGTAGTTCAAGAACCTATTCATCAAATGGACATCTAAGAGCTATAAGCGGTGTAAATGAAACAAATGCACCTTCTAAAAATAGTTTAACAATTAGTTTATCAGCAGTAGACCAAACATATGTTTCAGTTGTATTGAATGAAAATATTATAAATGATGATGTCCATATTTACAGAGGATTTTTAGATACAAATAGAGCATTGATAGCAGACCCATTTTTGTTGTTTTATGGAACGATAGACGAATATAAAATTAGTGATAATACAAGCACAGCTACCTTAAATTTAGTTATTACTTCACACTGGGCAAATTTTAGCAAAACAAGTGGAAGGGTAACAACCGATAATTCACAACAAAGATTTTTTTCTGGTGACAAGGGCATGGAATTTTCTGCACTTACTGTAAGGGATATAAAGTGGGGTAGATTGTAATGTTTAAATCTATTGGAAAATTTCTATCTGATGTTTTTGATGGAGTTGTTGATATTGTTGTTGATGTAGTTGAATCAGCAATAGGTTTTCTAACACCAGAAGTTGATATTCCTGATTTTTCACAAAACCAAGCAGATCAAAATGCAAGGGGTGTTTTAGTCAATAAATTTAATGCCAATGCTCACATTCCAATTGTTTATGGCACAAGAAAAGTTGGTGGTAGTGTAGTTTTTTTAGAAACATCTGGCACAGATAATAAATTTTTATTTATGGCAATTGTATTAAGTGAAGGCGAAATTAATGATATTACTTCAATAGAAATCAATGATAATCCAGTAACATGGTCAGGTGATATTGCAGATAATACTCAAATTACTGTGGCAAGTAGTGATGCAAATTTTTTTGATGGCTCTAGTTTAATTACTTGCGAACCTCATTTTGGTTCAGATACTCAAACTGCATCAAGTTTATTATCAAGTTTAAGTTCTTGGACAAGCAACCATAGATTGCGAGGATTAGCTTATTTAGCAATAAAATTTGAATGGAATCAAGATAAGTTTGGAAGTTTGCCAACTGTTTCAGCAGTTGTAGAGGGTAAAAAGGTTTATAATCCTAACTTAGATAGTACTGTAACTGGCGGTTCTGGTAGCCATAGAGCAGATACAAGTTCAACTTGGGAATATTCAGACAATCCCATTTATCAACTATTGGATTATTTAAGAAACGAAAGATTTGGAATGGGTATACCAAATAGTTATTTTGATAGTAATTTTGCAGATTGGCAAGTTGCGGGTGATGTTTGTGATACCGATATAACACCCTATAGTGGAGCAAGTACTATTGATTTAATTGATAGCCATACTGTTGTTGATACATCAAAAAAAGCTATAGATAATGTCAAAGATTTTATAAGAGGTTCTAGGTCTTACTTAAACTTTTCTTCTGGTAAATATAATATATTAGTTGAGGGTAGTGGCAGTGCATCAATAACTCTTACAGAAGATAATATTATTGGTGGCATTAATATTCAAAGTAAAAGTAAAAATTCAAGATATAACAGGGTTATAGTAACATTTATAAACCCAAGCAAAAGTTATCAATCAGATACAGCACAATTTCCACCAGTAGATGAAACTGGTTTAGCTAGTGCAGATCAACACGCTAATATGAAAACAGCAGATGGTGGTTTATTATTAGAAGGTAGATTTGATTTTTCTATGCTTACTAGTCCATATCAAGCACAGGAAATGGCTGAAATTATATTAAGAAGGTCAAGATCAAGTTTAGATGTTTCACTAAGAGCAGATGCAACAGCATTAGATTTATCCATAGGTGATATTGTAAATATAACCCATGCAACACCAAGTTTCTCGGCAAAACCTTTTAGAGTTCAAGGTATTACTATAAATGCAGATCATACTGTAAATTTACAATGCACTGAACATCAAGATGCCTTTTATACGTTTGGAACACAACAAGAAGTTGCAACAATACCAAACACAACTTTGCCTAATCCATTTGTAGTGCAACCACCCGCAAGTGTTACATTATCAGATCAATTAATTCAATATAATGATGGTACAGTTATCGTAGCTTTAGATATTACCATTGGTGCTAGTCCAGATCAATTTGTAGATTTTTTTCAAGTTGAATATAAATTAAGCAGTGAATCAGATTTTATAATATATGCACAAGGAAGCGGATTAACACATAGGGTTTTAAATGTTATAGATCAATCAACCTATAATGTAAGAGTAAAAGCGGTAAGTGTTTTAGGTGTTTCATCTACATTTGTTTCTGCATCAAGAACTATTGTTGGGGCAACTGCACCACCATCTGATGTAACAGATTTATCATGCAATATATCAGGTGAAGAAGCACATTTATCTTGGGAAGCTGTGGGTGATTTAGATTTAGCTTTTTATAATTTAAGATTTTCTGAAAAAGTTGATGGAACAGCAGATTGGTTGAATAGTGTTGCTTTAGTTGAAAAAATATCAAGACCCGCAACATCAATTACAGTTCCCGCAAGGCAAGGAACTTATCTTATAAAAGCAGTTGATAAAATTGGTAATGTAAGTCCAAATGCTACAGCTATAATTTCAAATGTAACAAGTGCTTTAAATTTCAATGCTGTAGCAACACAATCAGAACACCCTACATTTGGTGGAACTTTTACAGATACTGTTTTAGTTGATGGAGCAATAGAGTTAGATTCATCAGAATTATTTGATTCAGCAAGTGGAAATTTTGATGACGAAACAGATAGAACTTTTGATAGTGGTGCAAGTAATGCTGACTTTTTATCAAGTGGAAGTTATGAGTTTGCAGATGTTATTGATATAGGTGCAAAACATACTGCAAGAATAACAGCATCAATCACACAAACCGCTGATAATCCAGATGATTTGTTTGATGCTAGAACAGGAAACTTTGATGATGCAAGTTCAAACTTTGATGGTGATGCACCAGTAAATCAAAATGCTCATTTAGAAATAGCAACAAGTGATGATAATGTTACTTACACTGATTTTAGAGGTTTTGTTATTGGAGAATATGAAGCAAGGTATTTCAAATTTAGAGTTGTTTTAATTTCAAGAGATTCAGCAACTACACCAGTGGTATCAGAAGTAACAGTTACAGTTGATATGAAAGACAGAATATTTAGTGGTAATGATATTGTTTCTGGAACAGGAACTAAATCTGTTACATTTACAAATCCATTTAAAAGTGGTAATTTTGCAGTAGGGATAACTGGACAAGGTATGGCAACTGGCGATTATTTTACAGTATCAAATAAAACAATAAATGGATTTGATGTTGCCTTTTTTAATAGTTCAAATACAGGAGTTTCAAAAACTTTTGATTTTATCGCTAAAGGTTTTTAAGGGAGTAAAATAAATATGTCACAAGCAACTGATTTTACAATAGCCAACCAATCGTTTCCATCATTTAGAAGTGATTTAAATACTGTTTTAGGTGCAATAAATACCTCAAATTCTGGTTCATCAAGACCCGCAAGTGCAGTAAGTGGAACATTTTGGCTAGATACTACAACATCAACAGCACCAATATTAAAGTTTTTTGATGGTTCAGATGATATTACATTTGCAACATTTAACACAACAGCAAATACAGTAAACGTATCAGATTCATCAACAAGTCTGTCAGGCGATACTTCACCACAATTAGGTGGAGATTTAGACGTTGTGACACATAGTATTGTTTCAACATCAAATAGAGATATTAACATAACCCCAAATGGAACTGGAAGGGTTGTTTTTGGAACTGCTTGTTTGCCTAAAACTAATGCTTCATCTGGTTTAACTTTGAATTTTGACACTCATCAAAACTTTTTTGTTACTTTATCATCTGGCTCAAATGCTTTAGCAAACCCAACAACAGAAGCATCTAATGTTGGTCAAACTGGTGTTATTATATTTATACAACCATCAAGCAGTTCTGCGGGTACGGTATCATTAGGAACAGATTATGAAACTGTAGGTGCGGGTGGTTTAAGTCTATCTTCTGCAAATAATGATTATGACGTTGTGCCTTATGTCGTGAAGGCTGAAAACTCGGTGTTGCTAGGTACACCACAATTAAACTTTGGATAATTAAATGGTAAGTTCAGAATATTGGTTTGGAGCAGAAGCAAGTTTCTATAATGGTGCTGTTTCTAATTCTGTCAGATTAAATGGCTCAACTGGACATTTCAGAAGAACTCTTTCTGAAAGCGGCAGTAGAAGAAAAGCCACTTGGAGTTTTTGGTTAAAACATGATACTAAGAAAAATAGTATTATATATAGTAAAGGTAATAATGTAGCTTATGCCGATGCTATTTATTTTGAGATTCGTGGCAATAGTTCAGGTAGTGACTTTTATTCTAGCTCTACTATTGATGATAGTCAAACCTCACTAATTACAACAACTAGAAAGTTTAGAGACCCCTCTGCATGGTATCATTTTGTTATAGCTTTTGATACAGAACAAGGCACTGCTTCAGATAGAATGAAATTATATGTAAATGGAGTGCAAGAAACTGTTGGAACTTTTACATATCCCTCTCAAAATACAGATATGGCATTTGGATGGTATGGCAGTAATTCTGGTAATGATGAAGTAATTGGTGATTACGATGCTAACGAAAGTTCAAATCATCATATAAATGGATGTTTAGCAGAGTTTCATTATATAGATGGTACACAGCTTACACCAACGAGTTTTGGAGAATTTAAAAATGGTATTTGGATTCCTAAAGAATATACTGGAAGTCATGGCACGATAGGTTATCATCTAAAGTTTGACCAAACTGGAACTGGAACTGCATCATCGTCAACAGTAGGTGCAGATAGTAGTGGAAATAATAATCATTGGACATCTAGTGGAATAGATTCGTCTGATTGTAATATGCCTGATAGTCCTGAGAATAATTTTCCAACATTTAACCCATTGCATGGAGAAAGCAGAATAACACAATCTGAGGGCAGTCTCAGAGCAGTTACATCATCATCTGGTAATTTTCAAGACCAAGCTTCCTCAATGGCAATTCCAAAATCTGGAAAATGGTATTTTGAAGTAAGAAAAACAGCAGGTGGTTCTAGTATAGCACATATTATTGGTATTTCAGAACCAGAAGCAGGTGGAGCTTTTGGTATAGAAACTTCATCTGGTCATATGACTGCATCAACATCATATAAAAATGTAGCTTATTATAGTTTTAGTCATAAAGTTATTAATTCAACTTTCACATCTGGTTATGGTGCGACTTGGGCAACTAATGATATTATAGGTGTAGCTGTTAATGTAGATGATGGAGATGTTACATTCTACAAAAATGGCGCAAGTCAAGGAACATTAAGTTCAGTATTAGATGCTGATGCTACTTACCTTCCTGCCGTATCAGCGGGTGCAAGTTGTGGTTCTCATGCAAACTTTGGTCAAGATAGCACATTCTCAGGATTAATTTCAGCAGGAGGAAATGCAGATGCAAATGGCATAGGTGATTTTGCTTATGCACCACCGAGTGGCTTTCTAGCATTATGTTCAGCTAACCTACCTGAACCAACCATAAGTCCTAATGCTGATACACAAGCAGATGACCATTTTAATACAGTTCTTTTTAGTGGTACTGGCTCAAGTCCACTTTCAGTAACTGGAGTTGGTTTTCAACCTGATTGGCTTTGGTTAAAACGTAGGGATAATGCCACAAATGGACATCATATTTTATATGACTCAATTCGTGGTGGAACTAATGCTCTTCGAGCAAGTAGTAATACTGCTGAATCACAGTTTGGTGATATGGTTATAACTTTTGCATCAGATGGTTTTTCATTTACAGGAACAGATGGTTTGAATAACAGTAGTAGCTATAGTAATGTTGCTTGGAACTGGTTGGGAAATGGAACAACCCCAACAAAAACTTATAAAGTAGTTGTTGTATCAGATAGTGGCAATAAATACAGATTTAGAAATTCAGCAGATTCAGCAACATTTGCTCAAAGTGCAGTAACTTTGGAATTACAAGAGGGTGGTACATACACTTTTGATTTATCTGATAGTTCTGTAGATGGACACCCTATGAAATTTAGTACAACATCAAATGGCTCACATGGTGGCGGAAGCACATATTCAACTGGTGTTGTTTACAAATTAGATGGGGTAACAAAAACAGAAAGTGAATATGTCAGTGGATTTAATAGTGCAACAACAAGACAAATTATAATCACTGTAGCTAGTTCAGCCCCAGTATTATATTATTTTTGTCATTATCATAGTGGCATGGGTGGTCAAATAAACACTAACACAACACATGGCTCAACTAATTTTGATGGTTCTATTTTATCAGTTTCAAATCCAAACACAACATCAGGGTTTAGCATTGTGACGTATACTGGCAGTAGCAGTGGAAATAATGGAACAGCATCAACTATTGGACATGGATTAGGTATAAAACCTCAATGGATTTGGTTTATACCAAGAGATACTTTTGATGGCTGTGTATATCATAGTGGAGTAGCAAGTGATCCCGCAACTGATAAACTTCTATTAGCAACAGGAAGTGAAACTGATGCCAAAACTGGTGCATCTGATGATAGTGGTTTTTTTAATGATACAGAACCAACAACAACTGTTTTTTCTGTAGGCACAAGAAAACATTCAAATTCAAATGGTGGCATGGTTGCCTATTGTTTCGCAGAGGTAGAGTCCTACTCAAAGTTTGGCAGTTTTATTGGTAATGGCTCAACAGATGGTACGTTTGTCTTTACTGGATTTAGACCAGCTTGGATTATGACAAAAGAAACTTCAAACACAAGTACTTGGAACATTTATGATAATGTTCGTTCTGATGATAACCCAGCAACAGAACTTTTAATTGCTAATAGTTATAATGCTGAAGGTACAGGAACAGACATTGATATTGTTTCAAATGGTTTTAAAGTTAGAAGCTCAAGTGGAAATATAAATACAAGTGGAAACAATTACATTTATATTGCATTTGCTCATATGCCGTTTAAATATGCACTTGCTAGGTGATTTATAGATAGGAGAAAATAATGGCTTATAAATATAAAGATAGATACCTAAAAGTTGGAAAGTCTTGGTCAGATGGTACTTATACACACCCTTATAATTGGGCAAGTGCTTGGAGTGCTGATGATTTAAAAAAATGGGGTGTAACTGTAGAGAAAGATGAAGATACAAGTTATGACGATAGATTTTACTTTGCAAAATCAATAGAACGTAAACTTGAAGATGAAAATGTAACCGATGAAGATGGTAAGGCAGTTATTGACCCTACTACTGGTAAACAAATGATTCAACGAGGTTTAAAATATCAATGGATAGAAAGAACTAAATCTACTGCTAATGGTTTGCTTACTGTGAGCGATTGGTATGTCACAAGAAAGTCTGAAACAGATACTGCAATTCCAAGTGATATTAGCAAGTATAGGACAGATGTTAGAACTGCAACAAAAACAATAGAAGATAAAATAAATGCCTGTAGTAAGTTGGCTGATTTTATAAAACTATTTGATACACCAGTTGATAAAGATGGCAACCCAACTGGTAATGCACCAATTTATGATTTTCCAGACGAGGTTTAAATGAGCAAACCGACCATTCAAAGTATTAATTTAAAACTTGAAAGACACTTGGCAGTGAGTGATGAAAGATGGAAAGAAGCTATACTTAGAATCAAAAGGTTAGAACATATTATGATTGGTACATCAGGAACAGCGATTGTGTTATTGATAGGTTTATTAGTGAGGTAAATTTGGTAGTTGCAGAAATTCTTACTGGTATTGCTCTAGTACAAAAATCAGTAGAGTTTATAAAAAGCAACATCAGTACAGCGAAAGATATAAAAGACATAGCCAAGCAGATTGATGGGTTCTTTGAGGGGGAAGAACACATGAATAAGAAGCAAGGCAAGGGCATGGGTATTGCTCAACAGTTTGGAATAGAATCAACTGCATCAGATTTTATAGATAGAAAGTTACTTGAGGAACAGCGATACGAGTTGAAGCTACTAATTGATAATCGATTTGGACATGGAACTTGGAATCAAATTCTTTCTGAAAGAGCCGATAAAATAAAACAAGCGAAAGAAGCACAAAGACAAGCTAAATTAGAAGCTAAGAAACAAAGAGAAGAAGTTTTTGAAGCAATTAAATGGGTAGCATTAACATTATTAGGTATAGGTGTAGTTGTATTAGTGCTTGTAATGGGTTTAAAAGCTTTTGCAGATGGTAAAATGTATAATGCACCTAAAGATTACACTTATCAACAAAAGGTCTGGCAAGGCAAAATAAAGCCAAAGAAATACACAACTTGTAGATTGAAAAAAAGGCTAACATCTAAATATACAAATAAAAAAGCGTGTATTTATGAGGGAAACAATAGAACTTATACAATGATGATTGAAACTTGGTGTCCAACTAAATACAAATGTGAAATAACAAAACTTAGTTCTGAAATGCCTAATAT